GTACCCATAGCGCAGAACCGTTCCGTAACTGACGAGTGATTGCAGGTTCTTAACGAATGAACCTGCGTTCACAACCCAGTCAACGGCCCAGCTCCATGGCGTGAGTTGCCATAATGTCTGAATGTCCGGTTCGGCTCCGAGGAGCTTAGCCGTGAGCCTTATCCTATCTTCCCTGTTACCGGTCTCGTACCAGTCAGGGATGTGGTAGGTAAAGGCCCCGCTGAACCATGTTTCACGTTCAACGACACGACGACGTATGGTCTCATAGCCAGGGAAAGCGTAAGAGACATCCGGGTAAAAGCAATTTCCGCTGGGCACAATCTGCCCGACCGGAGAATAGCTTGTAGCCGGAAGTACAGTCTCTGTCTCGCTTCTTTCCTTGGGGAAATAATACTTCCGACGAACTGTACGACCAGAATCACGAATGAACTGGTCGACAGCACGGTCAACTTTATGTGTCGCTTTAACAAACGACATCATATCGCTGATAGTTGGGTTGACGCCAAAGACGAGGTTAAGAAACTCCCCGGCTCCTGCGCCAAGCGCCTCTAAAGCTCCGAGACGCGACTTCCAAAGGCCAACCCCTGGTATATTGGGGACGTCCTGAAGAAGTTCACCAACTGCGGAAGCAGCATGGATAATCGGATTCCCAGGATTACACGCAGCAATTGCTATTGCACCTTTTGTGTTTAGACTACTCCTAGAACTGGAGAGGTCTGCCACAACTGGGCGCAAAGGCTCATGTGCGGAAGTCTGGGGTCCGCCGATCTTACGTTCGAACGCATTGGCAACAAAGATGGACCCATTAATGACGTGGGTCCAACCAGTGCGACCGGGTGCGCCCCATTTGACCTTGAATTCTGCATACGGAAATTTCCGCGGCAGAATCTCGGTCTTTATGGAGTAGAACTCCGAACCAGAATCGGCGATGTCACTTCCTTTTGGAAGTGGCCATCGATTACCATCCGACTCAGTAATCTGAGTCCCATTACAAGAGTTAACCCAATCGAGTGCAGTCTCCAATGAGGCGACTGCATCTCGAAACCAACGCTTGTCATGAAATGACAAGGTTGGGCCTGGCAACAAACGCTGCCGGGTAGATCCTCTTGTAATGAACAAGGAAGGCTCCTTCGAATGATGAAA